AAAAAGCGTAGTGTACAATTTGGAAAAGATATCTACCAAATTTTTAGAGAAACCTTCCAAGGAAGCTACTACGCTTCCAAGAGACTTAATAAAACGGGAGTCTTTTAGGTTTCTGTCAAAAATATCCCTAAGCGCAAGTTCTATGTTTACAGCCATAGTCAAGACTGCAATCTCAACCTCTGTAAACTTGAGCCTAGCTTTTATAGCCCAAATCCCAATATTGTCCGCCACGTAGGCAAAGGCGTTAGTAAGAGATATGATTTTCCGTTTAAGTGACTCTGAGGAACCTAAGACTTGGTCAATGTTTTTCAACATCCTTTGCCACTGGTTGTGCATTACGTTTGTTAGGTCGCCTACCGTCAGCGTGATTAAGCTGAATTGATCATCAATAGCTTCACCTTGTTTTAGGATAGCCTCAAAGACACGATCCGCGTCAAGCAATCCCGCGCTACCAAGCTCTCTAAGCTCCGCAAAAGGTATGCCCATGCCTTTAGCGATGTCTCTAGCTAAGGATGGAATGCCTTCCATAACAGAGTTAAGCTCCTCACCGCGAAGAGCACCTGCCGCAAGGCCTTGGGATAGCTGCATGATAGAAGCTGATGCAGTTTGGGAGGAGGCACCAGAAATTTGGGCAGATTTGTTGATTGCTTCAGTCACCTTCAAGAGGTCTTCTGTAGACTTACCCGCGTCTTGAACTGCTAGGCCGATCCTACCGAAGGTCTCCGCAACGGTGCTAATTTTGGAGCCTGATCGACCTGCGATAGCATACAGGTCTTTCATACTCTTATTCAGCTTTTCTCCGCGCCCAACCACAAGGGTTACTCTGTTCTCAAATTTTGTCAGAGCCTCAGTAGCGCCAATTACAGATCTTGTCATCCTATTTACGCTAGCGGCAATAGCACCTGCTACAAAGAGTTTTTGTAAGCCTGATGCAGCGCCTCTAACTTTTGTTTCGATATTCCTTACTGAGGTAGACAACCGTGACATCTCAGTGCGGGCTTGGGTTGTATCCGCTCTTACCTTAATCCTTACACCAGCCATGATGTCTCCTTTATTTTCTGTATGTTATGCAAAATTTTACCCTAGATAGCTCAACCTTATATAGTAGTATAAGGGAACCATCTAGGGCAAGTTGATATAGTTTGTTAGTCTTCTGTCAGGAGGCCGATAGTAGATAATACTTGCTCAATAAAAAGCTTAGGTGCCTGCTTACTGTGTCCGTCATTAAGAAACTCAATATGTTCTACTTCGTTTATTAACTCGCCTACCGCTAAACCTTTTCGGTCTAGTCGTGAGTGTTTAACACCCCAGCCTGCCCTTGCCTCCCCTGTATCTACGGGGGTTACGATAGCAAGCTGTTCAGCAGCAAAGTCAATCTTAGTGTTCAGGTCTTTACCTGCTAAACCGAGAACTTCTTGCTCGATACGTTTCATCTCAGCTTCAAAGTTAACAACCTCAATGCTGATTAGAAGCTTACTTTTTGACATTAGCTAAACATCTCCTCTGCCTCTTTATCTCCACCTTTTGCCTTTGACAGCATAGCTAGGAATTTACCCGTAGGCATCGGTGTATTCATACCTTCTTCAGCGAGCTGCTTATTATAGACAGGGACAAGAGCAGGAAAAAGGTCGGTAGCCTTGCCCTTAAATCCTGCCTGTTTGAGGAGTAGGAAACTACGTTGATCGTCACGCCAGCCCGGAGGTCTAGCATTCAAGAATTTAATCCAATTAACGAACTCACTATGAGGCATTTCTTCCTCAATTTTGTAAACTGGCATCCCTAGCTGGAATGCCAACTCGTGTATCCTAAGCTCCTCTTCCGTTAGTTTCCCGCGTCTGCAGCTCCACTACCGAGGCCGTTCCTACTCATAACCATCTCCACTAGCTCAACAAGGTCGGCCATGGCAAAAGAGTCAAAATCTTTATCTGTCATCTTTTCTGCGCCAATAACACCCATGCGGAGTGTTAGGCGGATAAGTTTCAGCTGCTCCTCAAAGTCTTGGCCATCACCCATCTTCTCACCAGCGGCGGAGAGCTTCTTAACTTCTGTCACCGTGAAACGGCGCAGCTCGACCTTGCCACCAGCGAAGTCTACTTCAGCTGTTGTCTGTGGTGCGTTTACAAGATGTTTCATATTTATATAGTCCTATATGTTTGTTGATATGTATCAGTTGTTATTGAAGAGGCTGGAGTTCTTAGACTCAAATTCCTCAAGCATTTTACGTACAGTGAATAATACCTGTACAGTTTCGAAAATTTCTAGTCCTTTTTCCTTGTCACCTTCAAACTCTTCCATGCGCTTGAGGCTCTTACTCGTAGAGATATCAATAGACTTGTAGAAGTGTTTAAAAGTTGTAGACATTACAAAGCTCTTGGAAAAAGGCACTGCTGTTTTTTGTTCAGCCATCATATGTTAGCCTTTTTTGTAGGTTTAGTGTTTGGTAGGAGAAGCTATCAGTAAACTCCTCCTACCTAGTAGCTTATGCAGCTGCCAGAGTAACCGGCCCTACAACGTCAGACTGAACCGAGATTGTAACGTTGGCTGTGACCGCGTCACTCAAAGAGGTGTTAACCAGAATAGCTTCAATTTTACCTTTGAAGTAGAATTCTGTGTTATTCACTGCGAGTGTAGCAGCCAAGCCAGTTGTGATATCTACATCTGAAGTAGCCAACATGTAGCGGAATACAACAGACTGCCCGATTAGATCGTGGATAGCTGTCATGTCTTCTGCTACGTAGTTGACAACAACTTCCTGAGAAGGTGCGTCAGACTGACCCTGAACCTGCGAGGAACTGGACTGACCGTAAACAGGAACGTTTACGATGTTTGCGGGTGTACCGATAGAAGGGAATTCCCGGATAGAAGGCATACGTTCATGGTCTGTACCATTTGTTGCCCCTGTGAACAGCGCAGGCCAAGCAGAAGCTGCCGAATCATTGCTAATGGCGGAAACGTCGCCGTGGTAGATGTCAAGGTAGGTAAAAATACCAGCCCCAAGTGTGTTAATATGTGACATAATTTAGATTTCTCCATAAGTTTTAAAGGGTAGAGTGTAAATAGCTCTGCTTAGAGCTGAGTTAGCTGTATCTTGAGAGGGTGTACCTACAAAGGATGTTTGGAAGTCTACACCTGTACTAAGGTAGGTGTTCTCTAGTAGGTTGTCTAAGGCGTCAGAGATGACAGCAGTCCTTGATTGACCCTGCCCTGTTGTAGTAAAAATCTCACAGACTAGCGCACCGTTTGTTGGACCTTTACCCCCACCATATTTCCTTTCGGATCCACCTACGATGATAGATATGGTGATATACTCGTTCGATGGTTTATCGCCATTATAGTCTGCGGGGTAAGCTTCAATTAGCTGGGTAGTCCAATCGCTAGAGTCAAACTTGGCGTAAATGCTTTCGACTAGTTCTAGGTTTGTTGCCATTACAAAGAACCCCTTGTCAGGTCACACTCAATGGTGAATGAATTGTCTACAGGGTTAGATACCTTGTAGTTCACGGAGTCCACTGTGACTAGGTCTCCTGCTTGTACAGTGAAACCATCCTTAAGGATAATAGCTTTGTAACTTGGACCTAGCTCTGTTTTAGCCTGTTCCATTATAACAACATCAATAACAACAGGGTCACTTGCTGAAACCGTAGAACCCGAACCGAAGTCAAACCCTGTTGAGGTTACACTCTGTAGTGTACCTTCTGAGGCTAAGTCGCCGAGGGCTGTAAAAGCCTTATTTACTGCAGTCTTGATAGTGGATCGCATACCCATTAGTTAGACCTCCACCAAGAGCCACCACCTGATGTTACCAGAAGTGGTGAGATAAGCTTACGAGAAAACTTACTTACCTTGCTAACTGTGGTTGAGCCGTTTGTCCCATTTGAGTCCGATAGAGAGATGGATCCTACGCTAATACTCTCATAGTTCACCGAAGGGGCCGAGGCCACTGCATCAGTGTTAGAAAGGATGTGAAGCGCCTGTTCAAAAACAGCGTTGACCACTTGGGTAGGTACTTCATCCTCATCAAATGTTTCATTTAATCCTGTGCGTTTATTGTAAAAGCTGGCTTCGGAACGCGGCCAAGCCAAAGCTTGATTTGTATCAGTAACATAACCAATAAAAGAGTTATCGTCAATCTCAAGGGAAGCTGTTACTAGAGCTGAGTCTTTGTCGTCTTCACTAGCGACATCCCAAGCCGAGGTGCCAAGGCGGGTTTCGAAGTACACATCAGCATCGTCTGCGGTTGTGTAGCTATTCGTGCTTAGAATTAGAGCCAAAGTGGACCCTCCTTGTTATTCTGTTGTTTAAAGGGTAGACGCCCCTCAATCAAGAGGGACGCCTTACTATAGTTTACGCGTGGAAGATAGGCAGGATGCCCAAGTTCAGGGCGTCAAACGAGCGCGTGTAAGACGCAGCAGCACCAAGAGTGGCGTTTGTTGCGAAAGCGGAAGTCGAGCCAGCCCAGTCGTAACCTGTTGGGTGGTTGATAGCACCCCAACGATACCAAACATCTGTGGAACCGCCACCAGTGTAAGCAGCAGCAGTACGCTCTACTTCAACAGGCATGTCGATACCAATAGGTGCGTTGACCAAAGCACCCGGCTTAACGATGAAGGAACACTTAGTCGAGTAAGCGTTCAGGTCGTTAGAAGCTGCACCTGCAACCATCTGGTTTGCACGAGTCAGGATCAAACGGAATTTACCACCAAACAGGGTGGAGAACTCAAGATTACCATCTTGGATCTTAGTTTCGTCAACCAAGTTAGCCGCGCGCATCTGAGCATAGTTCTCAGGAGATGTCAGCATGTACATGTAGTCAGGCTCATAGTCTTTGAATGCCATGCCTACAGCTTGGAACAAACGCTCACCACGGGCAGCACCCGTAGAAGAGGCGTCAAACAAAGGACGTGCATCGCCAGCACCAGTAGCAGCAGCGCCAAACTGGCCAAGAGCGTTTACGTCTACAAAGTGACCTGTTGCAGCAGCATCCGCATCTGTGTCGAAGTCAATGTAACCGCCGTTACCAGCACCACCAAGGTCGCCCAAGGCAACTTCAGAAAGGGCGACACCCTTCATGACAGCCAACAGCTGGTCGTGCTCGTCTTGTGCGCGAACTTCAGCGAAGTCACGGGCGATCTTTGCCAAACCATCTGCCTTTGAGATGACTTTCTGCAGGTTAACTTGCTCTGCACCGAATGTGCGGACAGTCTTGACGTAGTTGCCCATCGCTGTGCTTACGTCAGTACGTGTACCATCGGCAACGTTGGTCAAAGATGCAACGTTTACTGTTGGGTTCAGAGTGTTGAAGTAACGGAACTGACCTACGAAGCTTTCGCCGTCTGCATTGATGTCAGGGTGTGAACCAACAAGTGCGGTAGAGTTGATCTTCTTCGCATTGGTATACGCCTCATCAGAGTACGCGGAAATCGCAAGTGCGATATTCTGGAAATCGGTATGTTTAATAGTCATCTGGTTTTTCCTTTAAGAAATTATCGGGCGTTTTTCGCCACATGTTTTAGCATCTGTTCTGTAGTCATGTCAAACATGC